AGTCCTAGCAAGCTCATGCATAGCAGACTGTTTTTTCTTGACATCATCTTGGGCCTTTCTGAGTTTCGTTTCCTGGTCAATCAACTTAGTGCCAAGCTCTGCCTCTTTGGCTCTGGCCTCATCGTTCTTTTTGGCAATGGCAATCTTCATGTCATTGTCTCGCTCTAGCCATCCGTAGTGGTGGCCCACTCGGTATGTACCGAATAATGAGACCAAGACGCCAACAATGAGCCAGGGTAAGGGTATTGGTAACATCAATCAGTCTCCTGTCTGGCCGCTGCCAATTGCTCGCGCTCATGGTCATCCTCAAGATGCTCTGGTGGCGTTGTGGGTGGTGGACCAGGGGTCCAAGACTCGTCAAGCTCTGGGTTGGTCCACTTGGGCATAGCGCCAAATGGCTGGCTTGGGATGCCATTGGTGGTGGCGTTAAAGCCGTGATTGTTGCTGTAGCCATATTGGCCATAGCCGCCTTGCATGGGCTGGCACATCGGCTGCATGGATTGTTGGCCACCAAAAGCCTTGGCGGCAGTCCCCACAGCCTTCTTACCCATAACCGCGCCAATGCCACCCACAATCAATAGAACGATATCGTTCAGCATCTTTGTATATGCCTGGTCAATGGGGGCCATTGATTTGATGGGCTGGGTGACAAAGGTCACTGAGTACAAAAGCGCCACCACAATGAAGCAGAGAATGCAAGTCACCGCAATGACCACAAAGCCCCAGACCCTGACCTCGATCTCTTCAGTTGTTAGGTTTAACTTCATCAACTTTTTTCTCCAGTATGGGTGCGACCAGATACTCTGGACATTGCTGAGTGAATAGACACTTTGGCTTCTGGCACTCTGGCGCATGGAAATGGTCAGGATTCTGGCACTTGTACCTGTAGCGATCTTCGCAGCCAGTCAGCAGTAAAAGAAGCAATAGATATCTCATTTGCCCAATCCTATTCTACCCAGCAGTAAATTAACGATCCGGTCCGACAAGTCATCCGGCAAAAATTTGAGAAAGCCAAGGGCATATAAAGCCACACACCCGTAAACGAATATCTTGAGGCATAGGTCAAAGGTCTTCTGGTACTCATTCACCGACCGCACCTTCTTGTTGTGGCACAGAATTCCATCAGCTCATTGACTCCAATGAACACCAAAAACAGAACAAAAGCCACACCGCCAATGATCATGGCAATTTCATTCATTTCATCTTCTTTGGCTTTGGCTTCTTTTTCTGCCTTTTTTAAAGCGCTCAATTCTTTGGCATCAGCAAGGTCCATTTCAGCCTGGCGCGCCTTGATTTTGTTCCAGACATCGATCTTGCCGGTCTGCATAAAGAGCATTTTCAGCTCTTCCTCAAAGGCTCTGGCCTGCTCTAGGGCCATCTCAATCTGCAAAGCTGTCCCCATGTTGGAGCCTTTGCCAGACTGCTTGGCTTGAAGCATTGCTTTGGTAGCAGTTGACTTGGCATCGAAAAGTTTGCCAATCATTGGCGCGAGTGAGCCAAGGTCTTGGGCAACACCTGCTGCCTTCTTGACCATGCTAATGGCGCTTTGTATCCCTGCTAGGGCTGTTAGAGGATCGATGGGAATCATTTCTTTTCTACCTTTTTCCATTCAAGGCAAACAACCCTTCGATTGTAAACATCACCGGTCCATGTCCACCTGATGCATCGATATTCGGCAGCTGCTAATAAGACTAGAGCATAGATCACGGCCACATCAAAATGATGACAAAACTGCCCCAAATGACAAAGACAGTGATGCATACCGCAGCAATGATTGCCACGGCCCAGTCTTTCATAGCCCGAAAATCTTCTTGACGAATTCGGCAGCCACCCCTGGTCCAAACAACACGGCAATGATCACCGCATAGAGAAGATATTCAATCTTCGTCATGCGCTTGTCCCCATCGCGCAATGACTTGTCTATGTTGTTGTATCTCTCTAGGCAGATTGCTTCATGCACGGCAAGCCTTTTGTCAACATCGGCATCCATGATTCATTAAGGCGCATCTGGCCATGTGATGGTCCAAGGGAATCCAGACTGGCCAGTTACATCACGCAGCGCCTGGCGATAAGTTGCCCAGGCTGCATCCAATGTTGTTGCAGTCTCAGCAGCCTTAATGACGCGCCAGTCGCATTCGGCCAGCTTGGTGTCGCGTGTTGTGCGCACAGACTTGGCCTGCTCTGCATCTTTAGTGGCTTTATATGCAGCCTCATGTTCGGCAGCAGTCTTGGCTGGCTCTGTCTCAGTGGCAGCTGTATCGGTAAACACTGGGCCTAAGATGTGTTTTGTGTACCACTTACCATCAATCTGCTCAACACCAGAGGCTTGAGAGTATTGGTAAATAGTACCGCCTGTAGCTTGTGGGCCTTCAAAGACTACATCAGCACCCAAAGCCTCTAAGACTTCAGTTGTTGTTGTTTCCCATGATGGGCCACCATTGGCTTTTGTGTATGCACGAAATTCACTCTCGTACATGACTGCGCCTGTTTGTGCGATTCGTATTTGCATGATTTTTCCCTTACGCTATTGCGAGTCCGATATAGGTTGCAGAAGATACATTTACATTAGTTGCCGCAACTTGGTTTACTACAAAGCCAGTTGAGTCTGTGTCAATTGTGTCATTTGTTGTTACTTCAGCGGCTGTTGAATTCAATCTAAGGTAAGGGTCATTTCCTGACACGATACCTCGTGCCGTATCCCACACATACCAATCTCCTGTAGAGTCGGTGCGCTTTATTAGAATCCACCTCGCCCCACCTGTAAAGCCACAATTAATAGTCTGTGATGAGCCATTGCCTGTGTATAAAAATACTTTGGAAACACCTGCGCAAGTGGCAAATAAGTACATAACATATGTGCTACCACTAGTTGTTAAGCCAGTACCAGCACTGTTAAAAGTAACTGTCGTTGAAGTCAGCGACGAATATGTCGTGTACGAATTTTCAGCAGTTGCTACATTTAAAGAAATATTTTTAGTTAAATCTGAACTTCTGGAAACAGTCCAATTTTGTGCATCGTTTCTTTTTTTAACAATAATCAATTCAGGAGGCACACCAAGATTATGATTTATTATCATCGCTGTGTCATCCCCTGCATAACAAACCTCATCAAAGAAGCTAGGGGCGCGTCTGAAGTTCCAAGAAATAAAAGTGCTTGTGTTTCTATTCACATCAGCACCAGAACCAAGAGAAAAACCATCTTGACCAAGTACAGTCACATAATTAGCGTTTGTTGCTTCAGCAGATGTGTCATTTGGAATTAAATAATTTGTAGCACCACGAAGTCTATCAGTCATTGTTCCATTAAATCCACCGCCATTATCTCTAATTTTAGGAAACACTAAATCAGGTGGAAACCCAAGCCCAGAAATTGACCTTGCGGTAGCGTTACCTGTGTATGTTACAGGGCTAAACACACTAGTCCCACTCGTAGGCACTTTCATCGGGCCTCTGCGAATGGCTATGTAGATGACAGTAGTTGGATTAGTGTAGTAACCAGCGTCTACAATAAATCCAGTTGCTGTCGGATGATATGGATATCCTGCAACACTTTCAGCACCAGAACTATTAGGATTTAATAGTGCGACATTTGAACCTGTACCAGCAGGCATTCCTCGCATTACGTCATGCATTTCCCAACCAATAGTCCGATTAACAGTTTTGGCTAAAATAAATTGTGGTTCATATCCTAAATTTACTGGTACTTCACTTCCGCTATATGTAAACGACCCACACGAAATCACATTGTCTGTACCAGTTAGGCCAAAGCCTCCTGCGTCATGTGCAAATACATAAGCAATGTAAGCAGAACCTAATGCATTAACAGTTGAGTTTGTACCAACGCTAAAGACTGAGGATGTGGGGGTTGTGCTATTCCACCAAGTTGCACCAGTTGCTTTGGCAGCCGTGCTATTTAAAACAAGATATTCTGTGTTGGCTAAATCTTTATGGTAAACCGCCCAATTTGTTACTGTGTCTGTGCTTTTAATAATAATGCAACCAGGCACAGACCCAAGATTGTGTGCAATAGTCCTGTTAGAACCTGTCCCCGTGTAATACACAATATCAAAAAACTTTGGTTGCTTGCGGAATGTCCATGAGACAATTGATTTTGTGTTTGTATTTATCCAAGAATCAGACCCTAAAGAAAACCCATTGGAATTAAACGAGCCAATTGTATCGGCGGCATTAGCCTCGGCTGCTGCATCGTTTGAATACAGTGCTTTAGTGCGCCCCCTTACGGTGTCAAATAATCCATGATATTCAACATAATTACGCCCCTTACACCAAACCAAGCCACCCTTAGTAGATAAATCAATACCATTGGTAATGGTCTGTGTAGAGCCATTTCCTGTGTAAAGGAAGCAAGAAAACACTTCCTCAATGTAGTTAGGCACAACAGGAACACCACCACCAAAGGCATCGTAACTAGCTGCACCAGAAGTTGCTTGTAATGGCATGGTTTAAGCCTTAAATTGTGTTACTGAGGCAAGGATAGTGAATGTAGCACTTCCAGTTTTCAGAATTGCGAAGCGGTAACTGTCTATTCCACTAGCATTTCCAGCAGTAGGCGCACCACCTAACCACCTAGTCGTAACACCTGATGTAGTGCCATCAACTTGCACAGCAGAGTTGTAGTAAGCAGTAGAGCCTTGAGTCACCAAGAAAGCCACAGTCATTGATTGACCTGTACTCATCAAAGTATTCAATGATGTACCGCTAGAGCCTCTGAAGTTAACTGTCCAGTTGGCACTTGCGTTGCTTGTGTAATACAGAACAGACTGAGTAGTAATGTCGTAAGCAATCGTGCCTGTAGCTGCTGTTGCAGATACTGTAGCGACCTCTGCTGCATCGGTTAGGACAATGGCTGTTTTACTGCTAGAGCCAGAAAAGGTGTTTGTGCCTGTAAAGGTTTGATCTGCTGAAAGCACAGCATCACCAGCAGCTGGAGCTGCAAAACCTAAAGTGCCAGAGCCGTTTGTCTTCAAGACAAAATTGGCCGTGCTGTCAGCTGTGGGCAATGTGAATGCCGTGACAAAGCTCTGCAAGTTGGAGTCATAGGCCAGCACATCAGTGCCAATGGCCAAGCCAAGTGCTGTCCTGGCTGCTGATGCAGTAGCGCCACCCGTGCCACCTTTTGTGACCTTTAGCACTGGGCCTGCATCAAACAATGCGTCAATGCTATCTAGGTCAGAATTGATCTTCGTTCCCCAGCTGTCGGTGGATGCACCGACTTCTGGTTTGGTCAGCAATAGATTCGTGGTGGTTGTATCAGCCATTTTTCACCTCATGCGGCAATTTGCCAAGATTCACTATTATCAGCAATTGGAGTCCAAGTTTCACTTGAATCACTAATTGCAGTCCATGTTTCTGACTGGTCAGAGATTGGGGTCCATGTTTCTGAATTATCAGAGATCGCACCCCAAGATTCTGCCGTGTCACTTTCTGCTTCCCATTTTAGTCTTGCATTGACCGCCATGGATGATGTTTCTGTGAATGCAATTGCACCAGGCTGCCTGCGCTGCGCATTTACCACCATGACGCTTGTGCCAGTCATGGCAAAGCCAGAATTGCCAATGATGGTGGTGGACACTGTCAGGGTTGATGTGTCTGTGATAGTGGCCGCGCCAATGGCGTATCTTAGACCAGCCACCGCCATGGTGCTTGTGTCGCTGATGGCGGCTGCGCCCACCGCATAGCGCACCCCTGCCACGGCCATGGTGCTGGTGTCGCTGATTGTGGCTGATGCAGTTGTGAGCCTATTGGCCGCCACGGCCATGGTGCTTGTGCCAGTGATGGCCATTGCCCCGTCAAAGACCTCATTGGCCTGCACAGACATTGTGCTAGTGGATGTGATTGCTATTGCAGCAGACACATACCTGATGGCAGCCACCGCCATGGTGGACTGGTCAAAAATCTCAAATTGCGCGTTGGAAACAGTTGAACCAGCCACCGCCATGGTGCTGGTGTCTGAAATAATTACTTGAGGCTCAAATGTGCCTCTGGAGTAGTTTCCCTTGCCGTAGGAGCCGTAGCCGTAGCCTACCCTCGGATCAGAGTATTGGCCAGCACCAAAATTCCCCGATCCATAGGCTGCCATATCAGGCCAATGTGATGCTCAAAGATGCGGCTGGAATGCGCAAGACATCACCATCATTGATGGTGCGCGCTGTGGTGAGTGGAGCCCAGGCTAATAGATTGCCGGATGTGCTTGCATCAAAAATGCCAGCCCAGCCTACTGATCCCCAGTTACCGCCAGAAGCAGCTGCAAACTCGATGGCCGCTGCATTGGTGAATGTCGTGGCCGTGCCAGAGCCGGAGATCGTGCCAGTGACCACCCGTGCGTAGGCGCTGCCAGACACCTCAGTGCCGCCACCCGTGTCGCTTGGGGCAGCCGTGAAAAGGCCAACATACCAGGCAGTGGGGCGCGTGGCCGTGTTCGTTGTAAATAGAAAATTTAAAACTAGGTTTTCGGTGTAGTCGCTGAAAGATGACATGGTCTAGTCCTTATCCAAAAGTCTTTGCACGGGTTAGCAATGCACCACCAGAAGATGCACCGCGATCATCGGCAGTTTGCGCGTCATTTAAGGCTCGCTCATACAGCGTTGCCCATGTCTGGATTCTCGCATCATCTTGCAAGTATGGGGCAGCCTGGAGCAATGCGCCATACAGATAAATGTCGGGACTTGAGGCCAAAAGCCAATTGCTTGAGACACTGCTTGATAACTTTGTCAACTTTGCGTAATAGGTCAGCTCGGTCGTGTAGTTACTGTCTGGTGTCGGGACAATTCGGAATTGGCCACCGACCACACCAAAGAATTTGGGCTTGCCGCTGGCCGTGTACTTGGTCATCTCATTATCCAAGGCATCAATGCTCAAAAACTGCAATGGTGTCTGGGGGTTTGTGCTTGTGAGTTTGAGGGATTTAACCTCCAAAAAGTCACTTGGCACTGCGCCATATTGCGCATCAAAAGACGCATTGGCCCTGACAATCATCTGCCTGGTGCGCAGTGTGCGTTCCACTTGTGCCTCGGCCAGAGAGATAAAGTCAGGAATGACAGAAGTCAGGTCTGACCGGTTCAGCCAGTCACCAATGGATGTCTTCAGTTCCGCGTATGTAGTCAGTGCCATTATTGGGCCTCTTTTTCCATCTCTTCTTTCACAATCCAAGTGTGTTCATGGCGAAACTCAAATGTGCCAATGTGGCCAATTTCCTTTGAGACATCATGGTCGATGTAGACCTTGTAACCTAGCTCTTGAGCTTTCTTACAAAAGAACACATCTTCTCCCATGTAGCCTCTGGTGGTCTGCCATGGCATATCAAACCATGGCTCACTCATGCCCTCAAACACCTCGCGCTTGATCAGCATTATGCCCGTTCCAATGCTTCCCACCTCTTCCAATCCAGTCGATTCTGGCATGGTGTAGACCGATTGGCGCTTGCCGTTCTCGTCATAGTTCTGGGCAGTTGGTCCAGTGGGCATTCTGCGCCTGGCACAGTTGGCAGCCACAATCTCTTTGTCGTGCTTCAAGAGCCGCTGGACCATGTCCTGTGGAAACGTCATGTCCGAATCAATGAAAAGAATGTGTGTGCAGCCCTCGGCCATGGCATCCAAGCAAAGGTCAGCCCTTTGGTTTTGGATAATCGTGCCTTGCATCAATTTCAGACTGATTGCGTCTGTGGTGTTGAGTGTGTGATAGGCCACCATATTCACCATGCAATAGGTGTAATTTGTGTGGACCTGATCACGGGCCGGTGTGCATACAGCAATGTAGTTCATACTTTCCCAGGGCGAGTTCTAAAAAATTGGTTGTCGGAATCGTTGAGCCAGCGCTTCATGTACTCCTGGTCATCGATCTTGCCCTCGGCCTTCATCTTGTAATAAAGGGATTCGGGGATGGATGCCACCAAGTGCCATTCACCAGTCCAGTTGGCTTTCTCATCCACAGCGTTATAGATGGCCTTGTTGGCCTCAATCACCGCTGTGACATCTTGTTGGGTCTCAATGGTCACATCGCCAGTTTCTGGGTTTTCATGCCAGATTCGTTTGATGCCTTGATCTTTGTTTTCGCTAAATAGTCTTTTGTGAATCATTTTAAAAAAAGGGCCAAGTTTCCCTGGCCCTTTCCGTTTACCTTCGATTAAGAAGTGATCAAGTCAGCGGCCAAACCATGGGCCAGCTCAGAAGTCACCTTGTGACCCCACTCAACGATCAGCATACGCTTTTCAGCATCGCCAGTCTTGGCCAATTCGACTTGGCTGTAAGGGCGCAGCATAGTCATCTTGGCGTAGTCAGGATCAATCACCCATGCATCGCGCTCACGCTGGAAGCGGTTTGCAATCACTTGCACATTGCCGAAATCACTGCATCAATGTTAAATGAGACTCGCTACCTTCTCATCCCTCTTTCGAGGCTACCAGTTACCTGGTAGATCAGACTATCTCTTCACCCATTTCTGGGGCTAGGCACTTCGGACCGCTTGGTCCTACGAGGCTCCCGCCTCTAGTCGTTACACCTTCCGATTTCTCGGCTTGGCTCGGTATTGTCCTTTGTCCGGCTTGACAGTTAGGAGGTTCACCGAATTCACCTAGTTACAAATAAGCATTACTGCTTATCGACGCCATTAGTTAACGTAGATATCGACAGCGCCCACGAGGGTTGCTGGCTTTGCGCCTCCATCAATGTTGAAACGGCTTGAGGCAATACCAGAGAAGCCTGACACGCGCTGCTTGTTAACAGGACCGCACATCAAAATCTTAGGTGTACCACCTTGTGACCACACTTTTTGAATCACATTCTTGAGAATGGTTTCAGTAAATGTGCGCACTGTGCCATCTGTACGGGCGCTGTTTGGCAGCGTTGTATAAGATGGATCAGTACCATTGGTCTGCTTATCTGTGTTCGTTTTGATAAACGCACCCAAAGAAGCAGTCGCACGGGCAGTCGTAGAATCACCAGCTGCGGCCACTGCGCCATTCAGCATAGAGAATTCTTGATCGCGACGTAATTCAGCGCCCCTTTTCGCGATTTGGTAGGCCAGCTCACTGCGACGCCCTGCCTTGTTGACCACTTCTTCAGTGGCCGACAAGATGATTGTCTTGCGTGAAATCTGGCAGTAGTTTTGCATACGCACAGTTGCAGTCACAGCGTCAAACGATGCGACATCGTCACCCTCAAGCTGTGCATTGGCAGCAGCTGCGGCAAGGGTATCTGTTTGGAACTCAAACAAAGCATTGGACACGTTTTCACGGCCAATGTTTGAAGCATATGGAGTTTCCTCTGGAGCTATATTTGTAATAATATTGCTCAAATCCTCCCGAATACCCTTTGCAGAGTAGGTCAGGAATGTGTTACTTACGATAGCCATAATTTCCTCATTTCAATAAATGTTCAATTGCAGAAGCCGCATCATCGATGCGACCAGTTTTTGCAAGACGCTGCTTTGCTCGCACACTCTCAGTTGTTGTCGAAACCCGACCAGCTGCACCAGGCTTGGCTGTTCGTGGGCCATTGTTCACCACAGGCTTAATGCCTTGGCGTTTACTTACCATCTGGTCAAACAGTGCTGCTTTACGCAGCAGTAAAACCAGTCGGTGGTCGTAAACGCTCTTCAAGTCTTCATCGGAAAAGCCTGCTGCCTTCGCAGACTCAATCACCAGCGCCTTTTCGGCCTTTGCCTTTTTGGGGTCTTTCCAATCGGGCAAAGCGGCCAAGAGAGCTTCTTGCTGGCTGGCAAATTGGGCTTCCATGGCTCGCTGCTGTTCATACTGGGCCACCTGAGAAAGTCGTTGCTGCTCGGACTGAATAGCACCTAATTTCTCTTGTCGCTCCCGCATGACTTCCTTTTGCCTCACCCACTCGATTGGGTCTTCGTGATAAAGACGTTCCAAATCGATCTGAGGCTCTGAAGACTGAAGTTGGGCTTGCAATGCTCCCAACAATTGAGCGTATTGCTCACGCTCGGCTCGGACTGCTTGCGTTTCTTGCTCGACTTGCTTTCGCACTTCGGCAATCTGCTGCGTTTTCCGAGTGTAGTCCTGAGTCCTGGAATAGCCCTTCTGAAGTTCGTCTAGCGTGACAGAAACTTCCTTGCCGTCAACTTTGACAGTGAAAGTCTGTGGCTGTTCGCCCTCTTCGGCCTCTTCCTGTTCTTCGGACTGTTCTTCTGGGGTCTCTTCATCTGGCGCGTCTTCCACACCAGACTCATCCTCCTCAGAAGCCGCTGCCTCTAAGTCCTCTTCAGACTCTTCGGCTGGCTGCGTCTCGTCAAGTTCTGCTTGTCCCTGTTCGGGGGCTAACATTGCCGAGATAGCACTGGCCGCATCGGCCATATTCATTGATTGTATTTCTGCCATAGTATTTTCTTAAATTAAGGTTTTCTGTGATTTGCTGATAGCGTTCTGTGCAATTTTCCCGTTGTCCATTATTTTGATCAACTCTTGTCTTAGGCCATCAATGGCCTGCAACATACACCACGCTGTCTCGCGCCTCGCAGACTCTTCGGGTTTCGATGAACGAAATACCCAAAGTTGGTCGCCTTCTAATTTTGCAATTGCATTGTTGAGGGTTTCATCCTCTAGCAGCTGCTTGGCCTTTCGGCCTTTATTTACTTGGTCTTCGTTTGTCACTTACTGTGCCATTCCTTGAAAGGTTGATGGGGGCATCATCTCAGGCGCTGGTGGCTGCGGCTGGGACACAAACTGTGCCGCCTGCTGCTGGGCCAACAATGCCTGCTGACGCATTGCTTCACGATCAATATTCTGGGCCGCATCAATTTCGGCTGTACTGATCTGTGATTTGTACTTTAACTCAATTTCATACTTTTTGAGATACAAATCTTGGGCCATCTTGTCGCGGGTCAGATCGTCATCCATCATCATCTGCTGGCGCTTTAGCTCTAGCTCGGCTGCTTTCTTCTGGATATCTGCCTTGATCGACTCGGCCTGCACTTGAGCCAGCACCTCTTCGGGTGATGGTTTTGGTGTTGGCGTGGGTGGCACATAGTCGGCAGGGATATCTTGGAAAAAGCTGGTCGAATCTTTGAAACCCGATAACTCTACGATTTTTCGCAGGGTATTACTAAACTGCTGTGGCGTGACCAAGGGATTGGTCGGGCCAAGCTGCTGCAAGATTTGCTCTTGCTTGGCCATGATCATCATCAGCGCTTGCAGTTTCTCGTTGGTGTCGCCATTGCCCAAAGCAATGTTGATGTTGGCATCCATGCTGATGTCCCAGAATCTTGGATCGATCTGCACCCACTCATTGCGCATTCGCACCATTCGGGCTTTGTCCTGGTGCGTTGTGGCCAAGAACAAAATGCCTTTGAATAGCTTTTTCATGCCTTCAGCCAAGATTCGGGCTGTCAGCTCAATTCGGCCTTGGCTGGCATTGATCGTTGCATTCACAGCTGCTTTAGTGCTTGACTGCAATGCGTCAGCATTCAGACCCATTGCGGCCTTGCTCATGCCAGTGCGATCTTCTTTGATCTGGTCCATGTATTCCATCATCGGAAATGCGGCCTGACCCACAAATGGGGTTGTCAGGGGTTGGACCATGCCAGGCGCTCTCATGCGAATGATCGCGCCTGTCTCGTTGTTCAAGACATCATCGATATTGACTTGGCCTTCGACCACCGCTGTGCGCGGGTGGATTGACTGGGCCAGACTGTCCAATGTGTTCCTGAGTATTTCAGACTTGATCTCTTGCAAGTCGCGGGTGATGTCAAAAATCGACATTGCCTCAAGTGGGCTTGTGTGTGGCTCTGGGTCACATGGAAAGTCAGCAAAGGGGATGTAGCTGGCAGGCAGATTCCTGACAACCTTATAGCCGCCACCCATGCAGCAGACCTTGCGCAGCTCTGCAATGCCGTCACCATCATAGTCAACGCGGGAATAAGCCTCGATGTACAGCACTCTGCGCATCATCGGGTTGGCAGCGTCATTTGTGCCAAATGTCGTGGACAGTGGCTGGCGCGCTAAATACTCATCATTGCTGTCTAAGTCAGTCGATGACATATTCTCTTCGATCTCATCCTGGTCATAGCCCATGGCCAATAAATCAGCCATGGTGGCCATTTGCCGGTGGGCAATGATGGTCGAATCGTCAAACGATCTGGCGCGTCTGTCCAGTAGCAATTCCTCTGGTGGCACGGCCATGATCCTGATCCGGCCATCCTTTGTGATGCGCTTGATCTGCACATCATGGATCATCGGTGCAGGCATCACCATGGGTTGACCAGTCATGGGGTCCACAGTTGTGAGCTGCGCTTCATCAATGGCAGGGTCTGGGTAGGATGTGATGATCTTGACCTCGCCACCAGGCTCTTGCATCAGCATTTCTAAGGTCTGGTCATCGAGGCCGGTGTACTCTTCAATTCGGACCTTCTCTTCGTCTTCCCACCAGAATTTGGCAATGCCGCATTTACGCACCAGTGCATCTTTGAAAATGGCATAACTGGTCAGAAACCCGTTGTTGTCATTCTGGAAAACATAGTTTGCGTAGTCGGTCGCCTGCTGGGCCATCTTCACATCTTCTGGGCCACGCGGTGCAAACTCGACCACATTCTCAGAATTAAAGAAAACGCGCATCAGACTTGGCAGCATGGCCGAGACAGTGTCCCGCACTTCCATGGCCACCACCTTGCTGTTGCCTTCGACCTCATTGCCAAATAAATCACCGCGATAGTATTCAGTCCCCTTGGCGCGTGTGGGTGACAGATCACTGTCCACATAGCTGATGGCATCGGTCAGGTCTTGCGTGACAATGGCTTGCAGCTCTGCATCATCCATTGGCTCGGTGGCTGCAATGTCGGTGGATAGGTTTTCAATATCGTTCATTTCAATCCCCAAAAATATAGGTCTTTTGCACTAAGGCACTGGCCAAATTTGTATTGTTTGAAGAAAGGCTTGAAGTCATTGAAATCTTCCTCCCTCAAATTTTGGTAGTAATCGTTTGTAAATGGCGCGTCTATCGGTGATGCCCGACTCGTGCCATGCTCTGGTCTGCCTATTGTGGCACAGGAGAAAATCACCAGACCACCCTCCCGCACTAAGTCAATCATCTTTTGAAACGTCTTTTCCCAGTGCTTGTCATGCTCAAAGCACTCGCATGAGATCACCACATCAAATATCCCGTCTGGGTATGGCAGCTCATGGCCTCGGCACACAATGTCCACCCCTGGGCCTTCCCCCAAGTCACAGCCAATGTATTTGTCTGGATTCTCAAAAAACTGCTTCACGCTGCCGTTGATGTTCAAAGAGCCAACTTCCAAGACCTTGGTCTGGCTGAAGTATTCTGGGAATTGGGCTTTGACACTGGTCACAAAACTAAGTTGCTGCTGGTGACTCATGCAAAAATCCTTATATATGGCTTAGATCAATTTTAATTGTGAACAAACAAAATATGCGGTAGTTTTACCACCAAAATCTCTTGGTCATCTAGCAAGATATCTTCAAAATAGCTTGCATCTCCAGCATAGCCTTTGTCTCGAAATCCAACCCTTTTAGCTCTGTCTGTCTTCACAATTGCAGCGCTTATGTCAATTGAATTGCGCCTATAACTTGTTTCAAAGTAAGAATAAGGCGGCAAATCTCTACCGCCAGGTCGATCATGGGAATGCACCATGTCAAACAAAATGACATCAGGCTGCCCAGTGGCCACGTTCAAAATCTCTACCGCCCTGGGGATAAAGTAATTATCTGCATTGGTTAGCAGCAAATAATCGCCCGTGGCCTGCTCAATCCCAATCTGTCTCAAAGAATGCCCGTAGTCGTTAAATCTAGACTCTGTGCAAAAATATTTAATTTTCTCTGGCATCTGCTTGGCCAGTGGCCGCATTGCCTTTTCAAACTCGGTGCTTGGCCCATCGTGAATGACTGTAAGTCGCCAGTTATCTGCGCTCTGATTTATCCAAGACTGGACAAACACCCGCATTTCATTGGTGCGCTCATAGGCCACCGCGAATACATCAATCAAACCATGCCTTCGCATATTCGGGTCGATTCTCTTTGAGCCATGGCATTGCATCCTCATGCAGCTGCTTGGCATTCATGCCAATGGTGTTGCTGCCAATGTGGTGGACATAGCTTGCGCTGACATAGTGGCCGTAGCCTTTTTGGATTAAGTCCATACAATGCACATCATCGCTGTACCAATTCAGAGGGGGAAACTTTGCCTCTTCAAATGCGTCACTTGATATCCATGCAAAGATTGGGCTAACCTCTTGGACCAGTTTGATGTGGGCCTCAGACGGGAATTTGTAGAAGCTCAATCGCTCACCAGGCTGGCAAATGCGCACATTCTGGCCAGACCTTGCCGCATCACTTCGAGCCGCCACCCACCCAGCTTTGTAGCTGTTCATGGTCCTGACAATGGCCACATCTTCCATCAGCACCTTCACGCTGGTGGGTGTCAGCACAATGTCATCATTGGCCACAATGCATGATGACCAGTCTTTGAGCGCTGCCTCAATGACCTCGTTGTAGTCCTCGCCAAAGTTCCTTGGCTGGCCATAAATTTTGTAATCGGCATCAAAACGCTCAATCACCGACTCTGGGCCGCGCAGATAGACCGGACACTCTGGCGCGTATTGCTTGATGGATTCCAGCAGCACGGCCAGACCATGGCCCTTGACAGTGGCAATGACAATTGGACAAATCATTTCTTTGCCTTGTTCCTGGCACTGATCGCAGCCGCCTTGGCTTTGGCATCGGCCTTGGAGCTTGCGCCCCATGCCTTCAATGACAGCAGCAACCTTGTCGGCTCACCGCCCTTCATCTCAGGACCAGGCATATTGCCCATGCGCGCCAAGAATGATGCGCGTCTTGGGTTGTCGCCAGCCTTGACTGGCGCTTTCAAATCCATACCCTGCGCCTTCGCACTGGCACGGCCCTTGGCATTTAAGCCGCCAGAGGGTGACTTGCCCTCTTTACGCTGCCAAGCTGGGGTCTTCATTTCTTTTTTACTGGCTTGGCGGTTTTAGCCGCTGCTTTAAAGTCAGCAGCGCTTGGAGCACCTTTTGCCCCAGGCTTGCGCATCTTCTCTTTGCTTCCAGCAGCAATTCTTTCGCGTTTTGCATGAATGTTTGCATATAACCCTTTCATTCTTCTTCTCCCTCTTCATAGTCTTCAGATTCTTCGCCCTCTTGCTCACCCGTGTTCGGGCCACCGACCACCCATGCATCGCAAGTTCGGCTGGCTGCGCACTTGAAATCAAAGATTTCGCAGTAGCCCAGATCGGCCAGCTTGATTGTCCCCCATGGGTCTGCTTCCATGCCAATGCCCTGTGCAATGCACTCTTTGATGTTGTCGGACACATTAAATGCCGCGCAGTTACCGCATAGGCTTTGCTTTGCGTCATCCATGCTCACATCCCATTGGTCAGCCTTCTTGCGCCAAAAAGCCTCGTTTGGCAGCTTGGGATTCTCAGGACCATAGGCCGCGCTGGTGATTGCCTTGGCGCGGTTTTTTAGGTTGAGGGTAATGTCTTGCGTGGGCAATGGGCAGTTCTCGCCTGCGCCCATGTCCTCGCCCTCTTCTCGGTCCATGACCTGATCCATGGTGCGTTTTAAGGTAGCCATTATTTTTTCGCCTTGTTCTTTGCCGTGCGCTGACCGCGCATGGGCATCTTTGCCTCAGACATTGCAATGGCAATGGCCTGCTTGGGATTCTTGACCACTGGGCCGCCCTTGCCACTATGCAGCTTGCCAGCCTTGTACTCACCCATTACCTTGCCGACCTTCTTTTGCGCTTTACTCATTGCCTTCATAGGTTTCCCCCATTGGTTTGTCAATACCCGAATTATGCAACCCGCACAAGGTTTCTGCGCAGGGGCTGAGACCACTTTCCTGATCCACTTGACCCGTACATTCCAGAAATTGCATCACTTGCAAATGTCAAAACAAAGGCATCGGCCTTGTCTGGGCTTGGCAGGCCTCTGCGCTTTATCTCATCTTTCCCTTCGATGGCGATCTTGCCGTTGCTGGTGAATGAGTACCGCACTGTGGCCAGTTCAGCAATCAGCACCTCATCCTTTGGCATCTTGCAGTCCCGTGCCTCAAGCCACGCTCTTGCTTTGTACCAAAGCTCTGCCTTTAAGTTCCTATACGTTCCACCCATCGCGGGTGATTCACTCACATTGATCCCTCTGGCTGGCAGGCCCAGCTCCCGCAGCCTGTCCACCACCCCAGCGCCTAATCCAATCGAGTCGACCAGTATTTCCTTTGGCTGCTGGCTCGGTGGCAGCGCCTGGTACTCGGCCACCACCGCACCAGTCAATTGCATCAGGTCCAAGTTTTTCCATGTCCGGATATTCTCAGTGACCGCATTCCCTTGGCGCTTGCACAGCGCTGATCTGTCACTTCCAAACCGCGCCACATCCAAGCCCCAAAGCATGGGCGCATAGTCACTTGGCGCCACATCCCGATTGACCGCGCTCTCAAGTAGGTCCATGGCAATCACAGTGTCATCATCCCCCTTGGGAAACTCCCCGATCACCCTGATCCGGTAGACGTTACTTTCCTCGCCATACCGCATGGCCATCTCTTTGACGTACTCATCCGACACCCGTGGCGAGTCAGTGCAGGCCACTTGAAACGTGGTCCACTCATCTGCCAGGCGCGTGTGGGTGTCATAGAAAAACCCACTGGACCTCACCGGATTCCCCAAAAGCAGCGTCACAGCATTGTGGCCAGACATCGAGCCAGCCGCGGCCTCGAACACTTGCTCCGGCACACCACTGGCCTCATCGGCCACCAGCATCACATTCTCCGAGTGAATCCCCTGCAAAGCCTCTGGCTGCTCTGCTCTTGATGTCCTGGCACTTATAAACATCTCAGTCGGTGCAGCATTGAATTCAATCCTTTCCTGCTTGACAGTGAGTAACCCCTGCAAAGGCAAAGGCATCGCATTGATCCAGCGCTTTAGCTCGGCAAACATCGCGTCATACAGCTGTGAGCTTGTCGGTGCAGTCACCACCACCTTGACGGGCGATCTGGTCATAAAGTACCAGAGCATGGCCCAGCTGCTTGCCGTACTCTTTCCCACCCCGTGGCCACTTCTAACGCTGATCTTTCTATCCCCCCTAGCAATCGCCCCAAGAAACTTCACCTGCCATGGGTCAGGGTCAACCCCCAAAACCTCCCGCACAAACAGCACTGGGTCCGGTTGATACCTCTCTACCCACTGACTGAAAACATTTTCTTTCATGGGTGGATCGTCTCATAGATGGCCCAAGCCTTGGGACTCATCGCCCACTTATGCGCCTCTAGCTCATCAGTCCGCACCAGTATCAGCAAGTGATACGTCATCGCCAGGTCAAACCGATCCTCTTCAATCGCCTCCATCATCCGAATTTTTAGGTCCAGAAGTAGTACCGACAAGTGCAGCGCTGTCAATAAATCAGTCATTTATCCATCCTCGCTTGCTTTAAGTTCTGGCCCGTGATCCTGTCGGTCCAACACGATGCACACAGCCACCTCGTCGCACTCATCTCCACCCCACCCTCTGGCGGCTTTTTCAAAGCGCATTTATTACAAAGCTGTAATTTGTGGCCATGCACATTCCCATTCAATCTCACATGGTTATTTACAAAATTACTTTTCACTGTATTTTCTGCACTTTATTATCAGGGTGAATTAACCACTTATCACCCAATATTCTTAATGCCTTAATATATTGCAATTGATTATGTCGGTTAGTGCTAGTAGGCACATAATCGACACAGAATAACTTCCTGACTTTAGTTAATAACGTGATATTCATATTATCCCCACGATCTGGTTAATGTCCACCCAAGTGTGCCAGACAATTGTCCCATCCAAGCTCATTAGCTTGCAGAACACTTTCTTGTCTTGAGCCTCATCAGTGTCTAACACAATCCACTCCTGGTCCTTGATGACCACTGTCGCCTGCTTCGTTTTCATGGTTTAGCTCCGTTGTTTGTGGAGTTGACATTTTTGCACAATTTGACTTAGTTGTTACTTTTTTAAAAAATTTTTTTTGTAGGTGTTTAGTGCCGCCACAGTCGCCCCCGCCAAACCGGCCAAGGGGGGGGTCACGGCCACCGACCGCCAGCTGGCCACCGCGGGGTTATCCACGGATTTTGGCCAACCTTATCCACAGATTCCTGTGCATAACTGGTCATGTAATACTTTGATGCACTTAATTCTGTGGATAACAACTTATCCACTTAACATAATGGTCGTTGTATAAAGTGACTGAATGCTTCGGTATTCATTTACTCAGAATCGTCTAGTGACACGACAGTGCGCTTGCGCAGGGCATCAAGTGCCATGCTCCCCAGGTCGATGTTGACCAGTGGCTGCTGCTTGTCACCATACTCGTCTGGAGCCTGCTTAGAGGCCAGCCAGCGCCTTGTGTCCACCCGTAGCTTGGCCACCTGCGCCTCTTGAGGCGTGGCCGTGTCTGCGATTTCTAGCGTTTCCTCTGCTAAACTTCGGCCACCACGCGCCCGCGCACGCGCAAGGGCAGAAGCCCGTGCTTCGCCCCCTCTATCGATCCAATCATAGAAAGCTGTGTGGCTTACCTTCAACGACCTTGCCAAGCTGAGAATGGTCTCGCCTTCGGAGAGTCTGTCTAGGATGGTAATTTCGCCACCGGCAGCGTGAATCTTCTTGTTGACATCAGTAGCTTCTTTGCGTGCAAGAGCTGCTTGCTCTTTGAGACCCATCTGCCTTTCGGCAATGTTGTCGGCCACTTCTGCAAGTGTTTGTGCTTTACGTTTTGGTTCAGCCATTCAGATATTCCTCAATTGTTTTGATTGCTTCGGCAGCTGATCTGGCGACCACTGCTCGATACCCTTTTGCATTTAACTGCAAATTTACAGCACTTTGCTTGCTCGAAACCACACCGGCCTTGGTCTTCATCTCCACAAATAACGCATGAAAGCCGTTTTTAGGCTCCAAGACGCAAAGGTCAGGCATCCCTGCCAATACCCCTTCAGAATGCAATCTGACGCGCTCTGAGGCCGTTCTGTCGCCTCCGTTGGGTATTGCTGCAATGATGATGTCCGGATAGAACGCTCGAAAGTGTTGGACCACCTTGACCTGGTCAATGTGTTCAATGCTTTTTCTTTTGCGTTTTAAGTCAACCACCATTCCTCGGATTCTACTGCCGAGGCTTTGGTCTGGAATAGGTGGCATCGGTGCTTAACGTCGGTCGGGAATGCAGCCAGTCCAGTTTGGCTGCACTGATGTTCGGACCATGTGACTGTTGCCCATCCACCTTTGACCTTTGCTTGGTCAAACATCCATTGCAGTGGCTTTGCGTTGACCTTTCGGTGTCTTTCCATCTGCTCTGCTGGCATCGACTGGCGCTGCTCGACCATTTCCGCATTAGCGCATTGATGGCAGAAAACGCGCTCATCTTCGATGAAATCTAAATTTGTGGATAACCTGTGCATAACTTTCCTTTGTGTTGGACCATCAAATGCTCGTTTCTAATACGGAAAGCCCTTAAGGAATTTTCCGCCTTTCCGCATTAGAAACTGAAGTACCTTCCAAGCCGAGACTGGTCTGTGGATAAGTGGGTCTAATGACCCCACTTATCCAACAATCCCTGCCATTGTCTAATACGGAATTCCGCATTAGTTCCGTATTAGTTCCGCCTTTCCGCATTAGACTAGTCACATCAACCTTACCCAGCCAGACAATGGCTCGTTTGGTGCGAATCTGGTGAAGATGGCCGTGCCAATGTGCTTGCGGATATAGCCTGCGTCACTGCCTTTGACGCTGCTGAAGATTTCAGTCCAATCCAGTTGATAGGCGTTTTGGAGTTCTTTTGGCACAACGGGCCTGCCTGGTCCTCTTCGCATAATGACGCTGCCTTTATCATTGATGATGGCTTGGACATGGTTGCAGACCTCATCGCACTTGTCTTGGATGCGCTGCTCTTTGGCGGTGTCTTGCTGGGACTGCTTGGCGGCCATCCGGTCTTGTTCTGACGACATGGCTGGAATAGCCACCCGACAAATAATCTCTTGCAGATCACCAGCTGGGGTTAAAACAACTTCTGGGAATGTGATGGAGTCGAATTTGATTTCTCTGAATTGCGGCTCATAGCGCGTTTTGGTCAGCTTTAGGTAGCGCTGGTTATCCTCATCCATGAAAAGCACTCCGGTGAGGGTTGCATCGCCTGTGAATGCTGATGCGCCACGGGCCATGGCATCGGAGTCTTGGCGGCTTATTGTTTTGTTGGTATGGGTCAGGATGCAGACTGGCGCTTTTTGCTGGACAAAGATGGTCTGCTTGATGGCGGCAATATAGGCTCCGACTTCTGAGTTGTCATTCTCGTTGTCAATGTCCATGGTGGCATTGGCCGTGTCTAAAACTAATAATGGCTTAATGCCATAAACAGTGTGGCGCTCAATATTATGTGCAAGTCTGAGTAAATCCTTGACATTAGACCTTCTGGCATCAATAACCACAAACCAGTCGTTTAGGTTATTTATCCCATAATGCTTTGAATATGCAAATAATGTTCGGATTATCTGGTCACTATCTTCTGTCACGATAATTGACTTGCGTTTCTTTTTAGCGTGAATCTCACATCCATCCACTGAAAACCCTGCCATGACCATGCACATTGACAGCACTGCCGTAGTCTTTCCGACTCCAGGCTGACCCGCCAAGATGAAAAAGCTATGGGCCATGAAACCTTCGATCAGGTAATCGATGGGGTTGAGGTGGGTCAAATCTAACGTCAGCTCTGGCCATGACGGGTCTGGTGCGTCAGTTGGAGCTGGTGCATTGATCACCGCGGCAAAGTCTTCCACCGCTGATTTGCGCTCGGCCTGCTTAGTTGGAGCTTCCCACCCACAATCTTTGGCGTGTTTGAAGAGTGTGCCAATGCCAACACCTTTGCCCTGGTGAAAGCTCTTCCAGTGGACTTCAATGTCTTTTGTGCCTGCAAACTTGTTGCCTGCCATGGACCATGTCATCCATGGGCCGAGACCAGCCTCACCGAATTCAGTGTGCAGCGCTTGGCCCAGCTCAATCCACTGGTCATAGTCGCAGTCTGGGCTAATGTGGTGCAAAGCCTTGATGGCACGATCAAGATCGCTGTCATCCAGTCTTGAGCCTAATTGCGTGAAATCAAATGATTGGCTTGGTGGTGCAGGCTTTGGCTCTTGCAGCTGGTGCTGCTCAATGATCCCCCACTCTTGGAGCAAGGCATAAAGGTCCACTGCCTCTTGGAATTCACCGACCACCGCATTGCCACTGAGTAAGACTGACTTTCCGGCACTGTTTGGGAGGCCAAATACCTCAAGCTCTTGGCCACCGCCCAGCTTGTATTTCGGCAGCACCAGGTCAGATTCTTTGGGTGGTTGGACCCATAAGAAGACATGACGGCCACGGCCTGAGACAGAAACCTCGGTCAGCATCTTGTTGGTTTTGACATACTTGGCCATGCGCTGAATGGCCACGTTGGTGGGGCCTGATGCGTGTTTCATATCCACATCAAGGCAAACCAGATAGTTGCCTGATGCGCTGATGATGGGGCGCTGCTGCACTAGGCCAAGATACTGGCCATGTGGGGCCTCTTCCATGGTCCAGACATCTTCAGCGTTATACAGATCACTTGGGTCTGTATCCCGTGCCACACCTTGGCCAGATCGCTTGTAAGGGATTTTCTTTGAGCCTTGCAGGGCAAAGGTACAAAACACCGCATCTGGCGCCACAGCGCCTATTTTGCAGGCGACAGACTGGGACTGGCTGAATGTATCTGGCAGGGGTGTTTCAGTTATAGTTGACACTGAAATTCCTTTAAGTTGGGGTTTCATTTGTAAGTTGCCATGAGAGTTGACCTTTGACCTGGCAGTGTTAACGCGCTGTCAGGTCTTTTCTTTTGGCAGGGGATGTGATTCTATTCCTTCGCCTTGACAAGACTTGGCGCAGCCTGCTTCTCACCGACTAGGTCTTCGCTGACTTCGACACCAAGTTTTAAGACAGCACTGGGGCTTTTCAGTTCCCATGCTGTAGGCGTGTCTTTGAATGCTTCCATGACCAGCGCCTCGTCTTTCCAAAATTTTGTCTTACGGCCTGCGCGCATGGTCCAGCCTTCAATGGCTTTGCCATCAGTAATCTGAGCCTTGGCAGCAGACTGCACTGCATCGGCCCATGCGGCCACCAAAACCGCGTTATCCAGCATCTCTGGGGTAATGCTTGTGTCTGGCAGAAAATCGTTCCTAGCGACCTCTTGGACCTTCTCACGCATACTGGGGCAAATGGTCTTGGCCTTGCAGTATCGGCAGGCATCGGGGCTTGGATTTGTGGGTGCATCGCCTGTCAGCGCCAGCTCGGCTGCTTCTTTCAAGCGCTCACCATGCAGATTTAAGTAATTGCCAGACACTGTCCACTTGCTGTGGCCGACTCGCGGCTGGAAAATGTGCATGGTGCATTCAATGGTGCTTGGCGCTTTAAGCTGGCGCATTGCTCCAAGGGCATAGGTCAGCAGCTGCTTGTTGTCCTGGGCATCCACAGCCACACGGCCAGTCTTCAAGTCAATGACATGGAGGTGGTCCCCATCGACCAGGATGGCGTCAGCCGTGCCACCAAGCGCTGGGTGCAGAGACTTCAGACCTTCATCTAGGTTGACCTCGATTAGCTTTTTGCGTGGATTCTCGACCAAAGTGTTGACAAAGTTGGCATAGCCTTGGGCCATAGATAGATGGTCCGGATCAGTTCCGGTTGGTATCTGACCACCGCGCAGAATGATCTCAGACAGTTCATGGATCGCTGTGCCAATGGCAGCCGCCTCGCCTGCTGGCTCGTAAGGCATGAGGGATTCAAGCCTGTATGAGCCAGGGCAAGACATGAAGCGGTCTGTTCTGGATGCTGAGAGTCGGGCGTGTTTACGGGTTTCGTGTTGCATGGTTTCTCCTGGGTTAAATGATTTGGTTGACGATATTGAGCTTCTTTAAGACCTTGGCCAAGACTGTATGGTCCAAGCTGGCTTTGATGGTCAGAATGTAGATGACGGGTGGAATGCCTGACTTGTTGATGTTCTCGACCCTGCTGCTGGCCTGCTCCAGTGCTGACGTGGACCAAGTGCATTCGACAAAGACAATCGTGTCGGCAGCGGATAGGTCCACACCTTCAGACATGGCAGCAATGTTGCCAATGATGCATTTGGTCTGGCCAGACTGAAAGTCTTTGAGCGCCTGGTCGCGCTTGGCCCGTGATGTATCACCCGTAATAACTACGGGTTTGTGTTCTTTCAGCTCATCTTGCAGGGCTTGGACCACATCCTTGTGATGCGCAAACACCACCACCGGCTCTTCGGCCTGGAGCAAATCATCAATGAATTCACTGGCAGCCTTCACTTTGCGCATCCCAGCTTCCCGCATGATCTCGGCCAAGCCTTCAAAGGCCATCAAGGCATTGGGGTTTGCCATCAAGGCATCGGCATCAAAACTTTGCTCGCGTTTGTCATTGGGTAGGTCAAAGGTGATCAGGCTTACTTGTGGGTCTTTGTAGTCTTTGAAGATGTTTTCCTTCTTTCTGCGCAGCACATGGGGCTTCATCAGCTCTTTGAGTTCGACCAGGTTAGACGCGCCACTGGTATCCAAGCCCCATGGCGCGTTCCACATCTTTGCGTATCGGGCCGCAAAGTCAAACCAGCCACCCCTGTAAATGCCAAGGCCGTGCAGAATGGGCCACAGCTCAATCGGCCTGTTTGGGATGGGTGTGCCAGACAATGCATAGACTTGGGTTACCTTCTTCATGGCCAGCATGGCAGCCTTGGTTCTTTGGGCTTTTGGATTCTTAATCCTGTGGCACTCATCCAAAACTAGTGTGTTATATCTGTCCAAATCTGTTTGTGCATATTGCAAAACATCGTAATTGATGATGGTGATATCTGCACTGTTTACCTCTGAAGCCTCACGTTTGCCGTTGACCACATGGACCGAGACGTTGGGGGCCAGCCTAGCAAAGGCAGACTCCCAGACTGTCTTAGCAATGGCTGGGCAAACGATGAGGGCCGGTAGGTTTTCAAGTGCAGCAGCTGCTGTGGGTAGCGTCTTGCCAACCCGTGGCTGGTCGGCCAGTATGGCCCTGCGCCTGGACAGCAAGAAGAGCTTGGCCTCTTGCTGATGGGGGAATAACTGCATTTCGGTTTCCTCGTTTTAAGTTGTTGCGATCATATCTGCATTTGTGCTAAAGTGCAATTTCTGCAAACGCAGAAAACGATAAATCGTTAAACCTCGTAAACCCTTAAAAGGAAAAAACCATGTCCACCAGAGTCGTAACCGGAAAAGTTCGTTTCTCATACTTCAGCGCTTTGACTGCGCGTAAGAATGAAATGAACGGGAAAGAAGAGTTCTCAACGCAAGTGCTTGTCCCAAAGACAGACACCGAGACAGTGAACCAATTGAAAGCGGCAGCCAAGGCCGCATTGACAGCCAAGTTCGGAGACAAGATTCCGAAAACAGTGCGCAATCCTTTGCGTGATGGCGATACAGAAGTCAAATCTGATGGATCACCACTGGGGGCTGAGTACGCTGGCCATTATTTCTTCAACACCAAAAGCACAAACAAGCCTGGTGCAGTGGATGCCCATGGCCATGACATTCTTGGATCACAAGATATTGTCTCTGGCGACTATGGCCGAGTCAGTCTGAATGCCTATGCTTATGACCAGGCAGGCAACAAGGGCGTGTCGTATGGACTCAATAACATCATGCTTTTGTCTAAGGGTGACTCGCTGGGTGGTGCAAAGCCAACAGCTGCCAGTGACTTTGGCGTGGTGGCCAGCAAGGCCGCGCCAGCTGCCGAATCAGTCGATAACGACTGGTGATCTGTCAATCAGTTTTTCAAGGGCCAAGTGCAATTGATTGACTGATGTCCACAGTGGCTCAACAGTCCCAGATAACCATCGGCTTACCTGGGACTGCTGGATGCCAGCCTCATTGCACACCGCAGCCATGGTTATCTTATGAGCCTTGGCCTTTGCCTTGATATCGTGAATTGATTGCATGACCGCATTCTAATTGCGCTTTATGTATAAAAACAACATGGACAGAATTACTTCTTGCAAGATAATTAAATTGTGTCTTACACTGTTACTACTGTTCAACTTAAACGAAAGAAACCGATGAAACAGAAAATCATTACCACCCTGATCGAATGGACCTTGGCCATCATTATTTTTGGTGGCATTGGCGTGATGTTGGCTTGGAGGGGTTGAGCATGAGCAAAACACCTAACTGCCCCAGAGGCTTGTTCCAGTTCGACTGCACTGTGGAGGATGTGGACCTTATATGTTTTCTGGAATACAGCCCAGAAGAGAAAGGCTCGACAGACTCCCATGGCTCACCTTATGAGCCAGACCTTGATGAATCAATGACCCTTAATAACGCATACATCGCTGGCACTGATGTGGACATTGCGCACATGATCTTGCAGGGCTTGGTGGACCATATTGAGGTCTCTGCGCTTGAGAAATATAAGGAAAACACGCCATGAAGTTCGGCTCTGTTTGCTCTGGCATTGAGGCGGCCTCTGTGGCTTGGCATCCCCTTGGATGGACTGCTGCATGGTTATCTGAGATTGAGCCATTCCCTTGTGCAGTCTTGAAGCACCACTACCCTGATGTCCCTAACCATGGGGACATGACACTTTTGCCAGAGAAGATTTTGTCTGGCCAAGTTGAAGCCCCAGACCTTTTCTGTGGTGGCACACCATGCCAAGCCTTTTCTGTGGCTGGCCTTCGCAATTCTTTAGATGATGCCAGAGGCAATCTTTCACTCACATTTGTAGGTATCGCCAATGCAATTGACCATGTTCGATCTCTTCGAGGAGATTCTCCAGCAATCGTCTTCTGGGAAAATGTCCCAGGAGTCCTCAACACCAAAGACAATGCCTTCGGCTGCTTTCTTGGAGCGCTTGCCGGGGAAAGTGATCCGATCAAACCGCCAGGGGAGAGATGGTCAAACGCTGGTTGTGTGTTTGGTCCCCAAAGAGCAGTCGCGTGGCGAGTCCTCGATGCCCAACATTTCGGAGTGGCCCAACGTAGGAGACGTGTGTTCGTTGTCGCAAGTGCTAGAGACGACATTAATCTCACCGAGATTCTTTTTGAGTTCGAGGGCGTGCGCAGGGATACTCCGCAGAGCCGAAAAGCGGGGCAAAGACCTACCACCAGCGCTGAAGTCGGCTCTCGAGTCAGTAGCGGTGGACTTCAAGGAAGAGATGACTGTGGAGTAGAGCTATCAGGTCCGCTCTCGGCTCGGGACTACAAAGATGCAGGGACAGATGGCATGAACAAGATTTCGGCCAAGATGATTCCTGTGGTTCAAGAGCTCGTTGGTGCTTTGGATACCGAATGCGGTGGCAACAAGATGAGCCATCAAACCATCGCAAGTGGGCATTTACTTCCTGTTAAGTCGTTTTATGAAAGCAGTCTTGCTCAGTACCGAGAGGCCAATGTAAGTGGAACGATTAAGGCTTCGGGTGGTGTTGCGGGTGGTGGTAGCGAGACATTCTTGTCGCAGCCTGTGGCTGTCTATGAGAACCATCCTAGCGATAGCAGAGTCACAGAATTAGGAGATGTCAGCTCTACTGTTAGAGCAAGATGGGGGACTGGCGGTGGTAATGCTCCAATGGTTTCGCAGCCAATGGTTTGGGACACAACAAATATTACCTCGCCACAAAATGGATCAAATCCACAACCTGGTGACCCGTGTTTTACATTGGCTAAAGGTCAGCACCCGCCTTTGCTTACAAAGGTGGCACAACCAGTTGGCGTTGATTCATACAATCTTTGCGAAACGGGAAACATTACGCAAACATTGAAATCACCAAGTGGTGGAGTCACCGAAAGCATTGGTGCAGTTCGTGTAGACATGGCCGTGCGTAGACTCACACCGACTGAATGCGAACGTCTCCAAGGTTTCCCTGATGGTTACACAAACATCCCATGGCGTAAAGCAGCTGAATCACCTGATGGGCCAAGGTATAAAGCGCTTGGTAACAGTTGGGCCGTGCCAGTTGTGGCATGGATTGGTCAACGCATACAGAATCAAATCAAATGACCCAAGACCTACCCCCAGCCCTTGATGCCTGCCTTGACCTGGTCAATGACTTACTGCACCCAGAAGTCTTTGGCCATGCAATCCCCAATGAAGTCAAAACCCGTGCATTCGTTGTCAAAACAATGCTGGAGCGCTTAAAAGCCAGAATGGAGACCAGCACATGGCCAGAGGCTTAAAACCCCGTGTAAGCCCTGCCATTGAGGCAGCGCTCCAAAAGAAAGGCAATCTGTCAGACCTTGATCTGGCCAAGTTGTGCTTTTGTGCCAGGCGCAGTGCTGCGAGGATTCTGTTTGATTTGCACCGCCATGAATTGGTATATATCAGTGGATATACCAGAGTGAGCGCCAATGGTCAGTGGCGGCCTCTGTGGTCATGGGGTGATGGCATTGACGCTGAAGCGCCTGGGCCAGTGCCAGGCTCAGACCGAATCAGGAAATACCGAGACAAAATGAGTGCAGACGACAAAGACTTTGACGCTGCCAGACGTAGGCAGAAAAGACGGGTAGTAAAACGCGACCCACTTGTGGCCGCGTTTTTTGGGTCTTAGTTATTCGGCCAACAAGCCTGGCACAAATTGACCAGCGCTTGTTGACACACCAGCAGCACGGGTTTGCTGCTGCAATGCTCGCCTTCTAAGCTCATCCATGACTGGCGTAAGGCTGGTCAAAAGTTCTTGCTGCTGCGCAAAACTAGGGTTTAAAACATTTCGCGCCACTTGCTCGGCCACATTCTCATTCATGCCTTGAAGCCTTGGAGCCAACTGGCCCATCAAGTTCAAACCGCCACCGATAAGGTCTCCACGCATCAATTGACCGCCAGCAGAGATGACCTCAGATGGTGCAGGCCCAGCCAGTTCAGCAATATCTTGTCCGATTAGCGCAGTTGGTGAGCCACCCTCAATGCGTGATCGAGTGATTGCCATTTGGCGCTCACGCTCAAGATTTTTAACAAAAGCCTCGTATTCGCCTTCAGAGTTAAATACTGTGCGCATACGATCACGCATTTCGCGTGAATTCAAGTATTTGTCAGCAATATTCTTTAATTCTTTTTCCCCATAAATATCATCGCGCACAGACTGAATCGCGCCCAAACGATACATCTGTCTTTCTGATTCATCAGAAAATTTGGCAAGCTCTCTGTTTATGTCTGATGGTCTTTTCTTTAAAAAGTTTTTTGAGCCAGCTTCAAGCGCGTCATTTAGCAATGACTCATCTGCAAAGGTTTGTACGGCCTTGCCATAAACTGGCACTTCTTTTTTGATTGCATCAAGCAAATTAACGCGCAATTCATCAAGGTCATTTGCACGATTAGTTTTGCCAGCTTTTCTTGCTTCATTTGCAATGCCGCCAACATATTTGTAAGCCTTGTCTAACATGACCATGTCGTTGTCAGGCAAATCTGCAAACTGGGGCAATCGTCTTGCATCGCCAATGGCCTGTTGAATGTCTTTAGATTTGGTCAGCAAATTATTAAGTGCAGGCGAACTAATTTGTCCAGCACTTCTAGCTTCCTCATAAAGTGGGGCTGCTAACCTAGACCGATTTGCAACAATTTCATTGGCCACCTCTTGGATATCACGCGCACCTACAGCTGTAAGGTTGGTAATGTCTTGTGTAATTCTTGGTCCAGCGCCTTGAGCGCGCTCAATCAGCATTTGGCGCGTTTCAGTTTGTGCGGATTGTGGGATTGCCATAGCACCACGGGCCAAGCGCCTCATTGACTCGCCACCATAATCTGCCAAGGTTTCGTCTTTTGCACCTAGCGTAAGATTTCTCATTGCTTGCTGTCTTGCCAATTCTGCTGGGTCAATACCCTCTTGGGCCAGCTTCTTTGCGATAAGTTCTTGCGCTTTACTTAGCGCATCTTGAGGCTGAGTTGGTTTGAAAACGCTTTTTATTGCTTTACCACCAGAGCTTACCGCCTGAGTAACTACTGGACTTGCACCACCAAGCACTGCACCAGTTGCACCGCCTATGCCTGCGCCTGCTAATCTTTTTTCTAATCCACCTTCAGCACCACCAGCACCGGAGATAGCGCCCGATACACCACCATAACCCGCACCACGCAAAGCAATGCCTCCAAGAGTTGGGATTTTGGTTGCCATGCGTGTTGCACCAGCAACAACTGCTGGTGCTGTAGCGCCACCAGTAAATGGCGCAGCAATGAGCGCGGCAGCTGTAGGGGCTAAATTACCAATCATCTCACCAGCAAATGCGCGACCAGGGTATTGCTGTTCATACTCTTTAATGCCAGCCCTGACTCTTGCCAATTGGTTTTCATAATCTTTGTTTGACAAAGACCCAGACCTGAGTGCCGCTTCAATTTCATCGGCAAAGTTAAAACTAAGACCCTGCAAAACTGATCGGCCAAACCCAGCCTCTACGGGTGGACCGCCTAACTTTCTGGAGCTTGCGACTGCTGCCTCAAACTTGGTTGGGGTAAATCCTTCAGATTTGAGATAGCCGATAACATCATTTGCAGGCGCATTTTGCTCTTGCATTCTGCGCACATTTTCCTGCAATCTCTCAATATTTGACATCGTGGCCATCATCAGTTCCTTGGTAAAAGGTTGTATAAATTGTTATATGAAGCAGGCTTTTTCTTTTTGTCTTTTTCTTTTTCTTTGGCAGCTTCAGCGGCAATTTCTAATGGTGTTCTAATCCGCTTGAATGGATCAAAAACAATTTGATTTGGGTCTAATTTGTTTTGTGTAGCAATTAGGCCATATCTCTCTGATATGTCTTGCTGCAATGGTCTTTGAGACTCAATCAGATTTCTTGACTGAGCATAAAAGTCTTGCCTGACATTGTCGGCCAAGGTTTCTCCGGTCAAAGCCTTGTTATACATAGCTCTGACCCTGTCTGAAACTCCACCAGCATTTGCCGCTGTAGCCTGCTCACCCTGCATAACAGTTGATCCTGGGTCTAGGATTTTCATGTAACCATAAACCAATGAAATGTCTCCAGCCGCTGACGGGTTTAATGCTGCCGCCTCAACTTTTCTAAAGGCTTGAGCCAAATCTGTAAACGGCTTCATTTCAGTTGTGAAAGTAGCCCTTAAATCTTTTTCCCTTGCAAACGCCTTTCCAGTTCCAGGGATTAGTGGCACTGGACCGGCTGCTGGAGCTGGGGCTGCTGCTGGAGGTGGGCCTGCTACCGCTGGGGCTGCTGCTGGAGCTGCTGCTGGAGCTGGGCCTGCTACCGCTGATGGGGCGGCAGCTGGGCGAGGTCTAGCTCCACCGCCACCGCCAACAACAAAGAACCCATCTTCAGCATTTCCAACAACTTGTGGCGCTAAAGTTTTTGGAATTATTGATCCAGGCGCTTGGGCATAAGGGTCAATAAATTGAATTCCAGCACCCGTATCAACTTTTTCTGGGGGTATCAATGGAGATACACCGCCAACTGGTTTGTAAGTGCCATCATCGTAATATTGCACTAAAGCAGGCTTTCTGTCAGCACCTAATACTTGCTGTGGCGGACCAACCGGCTTGGCCGCTGGGGCGATAGGTGCTGGAATAACACCGCCAGTTTTGGTCTGAATGTAATACTTATTGTCTTTACCCAAAAATGGCTGACCCACTGTTTCTTGTGGCTTCATAGTTTCAAGCAAATACTGAGTACCCTTCTCACGGCCAAGAGTGCGAACTAAGGCCATTTGCTGTGGATTCAAATTAGCCAATGGATTGATTGGTGCTGGTGCTGGCTCCATTACCGAGACCGACTCACCCGTCAATGGCTGCATTGGCGCAGCTTGTGGTGCTTCAAACAATTTGTAAAAATCAGCGTCAGCTTTAGCTGCGCGTTGTGACTCTTTTAGCTTTTCACCAAGCATTAAATCTTGCAGTGATCCAGCTCTTGCCTGCTGATAACCTTGTTGACCAGCCTGCAAAGCTGATCCAAGTGCTTGGCCCAAACTGATTGGCGTTGTGCTTCGGCCACTGGCCTGCAATAGTGCGGCAGCCGCTGAAAGTGTCGCATTACGGCCAAGCAGTTTGCGCTGGTCTTCTGTCAACAATGCATCAAGTCCTGATGGAGTGCCACCAAGACCGCCACCACCAAATAAATTGCCTAAATTTGCAAAATCAAAATCAGCCATTTTTTACCCCTTAACCAAGTGCGCCAAGAATTCCACCAGCAATTGCGCCATAAGGGCCGCCTATTTGCGCCCCAGCCGCAGCACCACCAAGAATACCCGCACCCACATTTCTTGTGTATGGAGTCGTTGCCACCATGCCAAGGTTGGCAGGCTGCGCACCCAGTGAAGACTGGACCACACCCAAACGCTGCAAGCCAATATTTCGGATTGCATCCATTTGTTGCTGGTCCAAAGCCTGACGCGCACCGCCAGCGGCCATGACCGCTTGAGCGCCACCAAGACGCAATGCTTGTTGCTGTGCAGCCAAATTACCTAGCTGGCTTGCACCGCCCAAACGCAATTGAGCGCCTTGCAAGCCTGCTTGCTGATTGGCAATGTCGGCTGCTGATCTGCGCGCAATGTCTGCCTGCTGCATGGCCATTGCCTGGTTAAATGCCTGCTCGTTTAAGGTTGTGCCAAGTGTGGCGGCCTGCTTGGCAAATCCTTGGTTTGTCAGAGCCTCGGCCACACCTTGGCGTGATCCACCAAATGCACGGGCTTGTGTGGCGCGCTCACCAGTTTGCTGGATGGCAGCGCGTCTTGCAGATTCCAGATCAGCCAATGCATTGGTGCGCACAGCTGATGTATATGGGTTCATGTAACTGCTAATTGAGCCTGGTCCAGTCAATCCCAAATTAGTCTGCTGCGCTGTAAGTTGTGCAGGCTGATAAACACCGCCATAAGCCGCCATCTGCGCGGCCAAGTCTGTACCAGTAATGCCTGGGCCAGCGAGGCCCGTGTTGACCAGAGCCTCCTCGCCTGCCTGGTACATGGGGTTGTAGCCAGCAAACTGCTGGACCGGCAATGCACCAGCGACCCCTTGGGCCTGCTGAAAGTTAGCCAAGAATGCTTCTTTGATCTGTGGATCAATGGAGCTTGTTGACGTTGTTGTTCCACCTTTTGACATATTGCCACCTTATCCCAGTAAAGATTTGAGTTTCTTTGCAGGCACTTTGCCTTCGTTGATCATGTCCAAGAGTCCACGGCCATACTTGTTGACTGAAGACTTCTTGATCACATATTCACCGCGATCTAGGTATCCAGCGCCATCATCTGGACCAGGTGGGTTCATGCCAAACAAACCATTGACCATGCCGCCTTTAGCGTATGCAGTATCACCAACTGCACCAGTACCTGGGCCACCACCAGTGTTGCCTGCTGCATCGCCACCTTGACTGCCGATGCCAGCAGTATCACCACCATTAGCATCGCCACCACCATAGTAGTCGGCCAAAGTCACGCCAGTGTTTGCGGCAGCAGCTCTAGCCACATTGGCAGCAGCGATCTGGTCATATAGACCAGGGTTATAGCCACCCATTGCTTGGCCTGCCACCACATTGGCGTATGGATTGCCAAGTGGTCGCATCTGGCCCATGATCTGAGAGTAAGGTGAGCCAGCGCCACCTACCACATTGGGGTTGTATTGAGCGCCAATTGGAATTGACTGGTAATTGGCAAAGTTCTGGGCAAAGCCTTGTGTGGCATTGGCAAATGGTGTCGTGCCGGTCACACTGGTTGCACCAGTTGGGCCGAGTAGGCCGCCAGTGGTTGTGCCTGTGCCTGTCGTTGTGCCAGTGCCAGCTCTTAGCGCTGCCAAACGGGCCGCTTCAGCAGCTGCTGCTGTCGCATTGCGTTGTTGCAAAGCTAAAGCCGCTTCGTTTTGTCTGCGAATTAAATCCTGTTCTGCTGCAAGAATCGCTGCTTGCTGGGCCGCAGTCAACCCCCCTGTACCAGTTCCTGTACCAGTTCCTGTGCCTGTGCCTGTGCCTGTGCCTGTGCCTGTGCCTGTGCCACCAGCCACATTTCTTGTGGCTGTGGTAGCCGCCAAGTTTCTTGCATCGATCAAAGCCTGACTGGCCGTTGTGTCTCTTGCTGTACGCGCTGCCAGTTCATTGGCTGCAGCCGCTGCCGCAATCAATTCTGCTTGAGTCGTTGGCACTGCTGCCGTGTATTGCGTTTGCACACCTTGCGCTGCAACACCAGTCGCACGGGCCACATCTGCTGGACTAATGCCAAGACGATCCATTTCAATGCGCAGCATGGCATTGCTTGTGCCTTTTTGTTGCGCATCAAGCACAGCGTTGAAAATGTTCCGATCAAATTCGGCCTGCGTCATGCCGTTAGCCAATGCCCAATTGAGTGCTTCTGATGCCATATTTATCCCCTAAAGTTCCTTTGCCATTACAGACCATTGTGGACTGTAACCTTCGTCTTTCAAAAATGTCTTTGCCCAGCCTCTTCGGCCTGCCAAAGTCGCCCTGGTGCAACCAACTGATTTGCCCCAGGATTCGATCAATGGTCTCATCCTTGAGAGTTCATCTAGGTCGCCACCAGCCAGAAAATAATGCAAATTCTTTAGCCGCGGATAGACAATGATCTCTGTCAACACCACCGAGTCCTTGGCCGGCCACAGCTGTAATCTGTGATCCTCGACCATCTCAGCGACATCGTCAAAATTGTGTGTGCCTCCACTGTATTCTAAGGCAGCCTCCACATGGTGGCGCAGTCTCTCCAGTTGTTCTTGGTCGCTCATCGCTTCCCGCTGGCCACAGCCTCAAGCCTCATCACCCCGACACGCCAGTCGGCCAAAGTGTTGCCAGTCACCCTCATGTTGACTTGCCGGCCAGAGAACCGGACAGAAGTCGGGTTGGCTGCCGTATATGGTCCAAATGTGGATTGTGTGCCAGTCGGGTAATTGCGGGTTTTGAATGAAACCACCGCCTCACCCAGTGTTTGCTCGTCTGGGACAACTTGGCGCACCGACATGATGTTGTCGCCATTGCCTAATTGAACTGGACCAGACTCAGCGTAAAGGCTGGCGCTGTCATAGTTAAAGCCGACCTCATGCTCGTAGATGTAGCCAGTGGTAGACACCATCAAAGGATAGGTAAACACGCCAGCATCAACCCCAGCAGTGCGGGCCAATGTGCCAATGTTCCAGTGATTTTCGCGGTAGTTGAAAGTGACATAGCTGTCATTCTCATTGCTGGCTGCACTTGGGTAATACCACCAGATTTCACCAAACTTGCTGACATGGACCGCATAAATCTTAGATGCCTGGGCAAAGTTGATATTGGCAAAAATGTAATCTGACACATCACTTGGCAGTGGCTTGACATAGCCGTCATAAATCCAAAAGCCAGAATTGCTCATCCAAATGGCTGCCGTATCAATGGCCGCCACAGCCTGGGCCGAAATGAGACCGCAGCCGCTTGCGGCCTTCTCAAATCCATAGACAAATGGAGCGCCAACATACTGGGCCGTGTGGACATCCACATCGGTAAACAGTAGATTGACACCCTTGACCCGCTTGCCAGCGATCAATGTGCCAGGGCTGGCCAAGTCATAGTCGCCTGCAAGGTTGTCGCCTGCTGGTGTCCAAAGGGTATTGTTTTCTTGGTCGCACCACTGCACCTTGCGTGGGTTTCCACCAGCGCCAAGGGCAAAGATAATGCGCTCTTGGGTGACTAAAACCGCCTTGTTATTGACTGGCGCATTGGCAATGGCCGCTGCCAATGTGGGTGTTGAAAAACCTAATTGCCACTCATAGAGCTTGCCATCGGTGCTAGAGCAAGCAATCAAATACTCGCCCCATGTATCGAGTGACCAGGTGGTGGCTGCAATGGGTGTCCCAGTGTCGGGCCGTGCCACGCCATAGGCAAATGTGCCATAGGTGCTGTAACCATAGCCCGTTAGCACTGTGGAGCTGGCATAACCGCTTGTGAAGCCTGTGGGTGTGATGTCTTTGAGTGTCCCAGCCTCGTTCATGGCATAGAGCTTGGAATGCGTTCCAGCGCCAATGTATCGGTTGCCACTGTTATCGCGCCAAGTGATGATGCCTCGGCATGAGCCTGTCATCTGTGAGCTTGACCTGGTGCGCCATCCATTGATGGGGCGCAGTGTCCCCTCATACCAGCGCACTAGGTTTGCGTCATACCAGCGGCCTGCTGCCTGGTACTCAGTACCATTTCGGAAAACACCTGGGGGTAACTTTAAAGGTATGTACATGGCAGTATTTAGGTAATGTTTGAGACAAAGCTCATTGTGACAATGGCTGATGGGACTGCTGGTCGTGTTGGGCTGGTGCTAGTGCTGAAATGTTCCAAACTTACAGCAGTGCTTGTGGTACGCCACATTATCTCAATATAGTCTGCGCTGTCCATACTTACAAAGAAGTTCATGGCTGCAATTAAATGGCTTGGATCGCCTGCCGATTTTCTTTGCGACAAGTGGAATCTGCTATTTGAATTATCAATGTTTGTCCCATTCTTTCGAAACCAAATGTCAACATCCTGACCATCATTGCTGGTGTTCTTAAACTGAATGGAAAACTGACAATTCCAAATGCCAGCATCGGCCACAGTGATTCTTGACCCGCTGGCCATTGTCACACCATTGGAAAAGTCTGTGGTGTTAAATGTGACCGCATAGGCCGCTGTGGTGCTGGCCGCAGTCTGGTCGGTCGAATCTTGGAAAGCCCCATGGGGGGTATTCATAAACCGACCGCCTCTTGGTCCAAACAAAGAACCAAGCACACTGGCCAACTTTTTAAAATAAATGGTTAAAGAACCATTGTTCTCATTGAAATGCCTGCGCTCATAGACCTCGGTCGGATAACCAAGGGTCGGTGGTGCAGGGTTTTCAAGTTGTTGTGTTTGGCTGGACATGGGGTAATTATGTCAGGACAGACAGTGCATGGTTGATGTGTTTGATCCGATCATCCAGACCAATAAAGCCGCCATTGATCTTCTTGGTTAAGGTTTTATAGTCTTGGGAGTCCGCATACTGGTTGAGCTTGTGGGTGTTCCAAAACCAACCGGCTGTTAGTGCAGCATACTGGGGCGTGGCCACCAGGTCTGGATCGGCCCAGAAGTCAACACCCAGCGCCTTGCCAGCGTGAAAATACGAGCTAGAGCCTGTCAATTGGATGCAACCCCTGCCGCGAAAACGATACCCATCCCCAGAGGCTTCATCTCGGTTGCCCATCCGATTTGCGTAAACAGTATTGGCAATGAGCCTTGGATTTCGCTGACAGGCTTGAGCCTTTTCAGCATCAAAGCGCTTGGGCCATGTCTTCATCAGTCCGGCAGCAGAATATGACAGACCCTCTTGAAGCATTTTAAAGTTGCCACACTCATGGCCACACTGGCCAATAAAGGCAGCCTGGCGCAATGGCGTGGAAATGTCAAAGCGCTGAAAAGTCTCATTAAGCGCATCGACCCACTCTGGGCCAATGTGCAGCCGTGCTAATTGCTCACTATTGACCATTGACTATGCTCCTTACTTCTTCGTAGGCGCTGACGCAGGCGTTGAGCTTGGTGATGGCTTTGTCTCCTTCGGCTGCGAGGTCGATAAGAGTTGCAATAGTCTGTCGCTCAAGTTCGCTTTCATCGGGCTGGCTGGGTTGTGGATTTCCAATGGTAATGGTGGCACTTGGACTGGCTTGTGGACAACTTGCGGTTGGGAGGCGCAGCCGGCCAGTCCTAGCAAGCTCATGCATAGCAGACTGTTTTTTCTTGACATCATCTTGGGCCTTTCTGAGTTTCGTTTCCTGGTCAATCAACTTAGTGCCAAGCTCTGCCTCTTTGGCTCTGGCTTCATCATTCTTTTTGGCAATGGCAATCTTCATGTCATTGTCTCGCTCTAGCCACCCGTAGTGGTGGCCCACTCGGTATGTACCGAATAATGAGACCAAGACACCAACAATGAGCCAGGGTAGGGGTATTGGTAACATCAATCAGTCTCCTGTCTGGCCGCTGCCAATTGCTCGCGCTCATGGTCATCCTCAAGATGGTCCGGTGGCGTTGTGGGTGGTGGACCAGGGGTCCAAGACTCATCAAGCTCTGGGTTGGTCCACTTGGGCATGGCGCCAAATGGCTGGCTTGGGATGCCATTGGTGGTGGCGTTAAAGCCGTGATTGTTGCTGTAGCCATATTGGCCATAGCCTTGCATTGGCTGACACATGGGCTGCATGGATTG